CTTTGCATACACACCTACAAGAGAAGCAATAGACAGGGCAAAAGAAGTATTTAAAAGTAGTGCTAAAGAAGCTGGTAAGGATCTTACAGATCTAGAAGCAGAACAGATAGTAGCCAATGCACTAAAGGACCCTAATCTACCTAAAGGTTTTAGATTAGATAAACCTTCTGATGTTATATTTAAAGTACCAGATTTTTTTGTTAATAGAACTGTGCTAGATGAAACACTACAAAGAAGAACTGCACAACCACTTGTATCAATTGGTGAAATAAAATCAAAAGCAGACAGAGAAGTATTTGAAGAACTATTTGGTAAACAAAGAAATCCAATGCAAACAATCATAGGTGCTACTGCAAAACTATCTATGCTTACAAGACGTAATATGTTTTACAGAGACTTGTTAAAAAAGAATGATGAAGTTGCAGAATTATTTAGATCAGGTACAAGTAATGTAAAACCTTTCTTAGCTAGAAGTGAAGACGAAGCTAGAGAATTATTTGGTACTGATTACCAGTTAGTAGAAGTTATTGACCCCGCTAAAAGATTAACTGTTGATGCAGGTAAAGGTGTTAAAAAAGAAGTATTAGATAAAAACAATCTTGCTATGGGTGCAACAAACCCTTTTGGAGAGTCACAATTCTTTGCAAGACCTGGTGTTGCTAAAGCTTTAAAAGATACAGGACTAACGCAACAGGAACCAGGAATGTTGGGTCAGCTGTATCAAAGTTTAGTTTTATATCCAAAAGGTTTATCCCAGGTAGCTAAAACAATTTTATCACCAGTTACACACATGAGAAACTTTGTTAGTGCTAGTTTCTTTGCAACAGCAAATGGTATCATACCTGATGGTGAAGCTATTAAAATGGCTTATCAAGCATTACAAACACCTCTTAAAGGTACAAGAATGCAGAATGATTTATACGAAGAGCTACTACAATTAGGTGTAGTAAACTCTAACGTAAGACTTGGAGATCTAACAAGACTACTAGAAGATGTAAACTTCGGTGAAACAATGACAGCAGACAAAGGGTTTAGAATGTTGTTAAAACCATTGTCAAAATTAAAATCAGTATCACAAGATCTATATACAGCTGAGGATGACTTCTGGAAGATAGCATCATGGGCCATGGAAAAATCTAGATTAGAAAAAAATCTTACAAATGCAGGTCTAACAAAAGGACAATCATTTATTAGAAATGGTATTGAAACTACATTCGATGACAACTTCTTAAAAAAAGAAGCTGCAGATATAATTAAAAACAATGTACCAAACTATGACTACGTATCTGACTTTGTAAAAGGTTTAAGAAAACTACCAATTGGTAACTTCGTATCGTTCCCTGCAGAGATTGCTAGAACAGGAACTAACATTGTAAGACGTGGTCTTAGAGAAATAAACGAAGAAATAATTTTACCTGATGGTACAAAAGTAAAACCTTTTCAAGCTATAGGGTACACTAGATTATTTGGTATGGGTGCAACTACAATAGCTGTACCAGCTGCAACAGCAGAAGCGTTCGCAGCTATCTATGATGTAACAGACGAAGAGAGAGAAGCTCTTAGAAGATATGTAGCTGACTGGTCAAAAAACTCAACACTACTGCCAATAAAAGACGAAGAAGGTAACTTTAAATACATAGATTTCAGTCACGCTAATGCATACGACACATTAGTTAGACCTATTCAAACTATTTTAAACCAAGTAGCTGATGGTAGAACAGATGAAGATGGTATGATGGATGACTTCATTGCTGGTATGTTTGGATCTATGTCTGAGTTTGCACAACCATTTATATCAGAATCTATTTGGACAGAAGCAGTAGCAGATATTATAGCTAGAGGTGGTAGAACTAGAGATGGTTTCCAAGTATTTAACCCACAAGATACAGCTGGTGACAAAGCATATAAGATCATGGGTCACCTGGTAGAAGCACAGATGCCATTCTCACTTAACCAATTAAAAAGATTAGATCAATCTATTGAGTCTGTTGATGTAATACAAAAAGGTAAGTTTGATAAGTTTGGACAAGCGTATGAGTTTGGTGATGAGTTTGCAGGTTTATTTGGTTTTAGATCTGTAGCAGTTAATCCAGACAGAACTTTAAAATTTAAAGTTGCAGATTACCAAAGAGGTGTAAGGGAATCTAGACAATTGTTTACTAGAGAAGCTTTACGTGGTGGACCAATTGATCCAAGTGAAATAGTAGACTCATACATAAATGCAAACAGAGCTTTGTTTGGTGTAAGAAAAAATTTTAAATTAGATTTAGATGCAGCAAACACATTAGGTATTAGTCAATCAGGTTTAAGAAACTCTACAGATAGACTTTCAAATGTAGAGGTTGCTTCAGTTGTTAATAATTTATTTAGACCAATAAATATATCACCAGAAATACAACAAGCGTTTGCAGAAAATGCAGCAAAGATTGGTGAAGCAAATCCTTTTCTTGCAGCACAAAGCGCACTAGCTAATTTACAAAACGCTATGGCTAGAGTATCTTTATTAGATCCAGAGTTTCCAGTATTTGAAAACCCTCTACTACCTATTACACAGGACACACCTTTCACACCACAAACGTTGAATTTACCTGGTGTTGATGCAAATATTATTAATAATCCTAATGCAGCAGGGTCTTTTTCTAACTTGACAACAGAGCAAAAACTGCGATTATTATTTCCAACAGGATAATTATGGCTAAACGATCGGCATTACAAAAAATAGAAGACCATGAAAAGCTTTGCAGAATTATGCAGAAGCAGACGTTCGAACAAATAAAAGAAATGAAAGAACGTATTAGAAGAATTGAATATATGATTGTTGCTGGAATGGGATCTATGATTCTAGCTTTAGTCATGAACTACATGAAATAATGACAGCTAGTTTTGGTATTGGAATGTTTTTTTATGGTATGGCCTGTATATGTATAGGAGCTATTGCTGTATACTATGTTATAAATAAATTAAATAAAACTCCAGAAGAAATAGAACAAGAAGAAAACGAAAAATATTTAAACGAACTAAAGGGTAAACTATGAATTTAACGCGGAACTTTACTCTCTCAGAGCTTACTAAAAGCGACACTGCCATACGTAAAGGCATAAATAATAATCCTAGTGCAGAACAAGTAGAAAAATTAAAAGCATTATGTGAAAATATTTTACAACCAGTTCGTGACCATTTTGGCAGGGTTAAGATCACTAGCGGTTTTCGTAGCGTAGATTTGTGTCTTGCCATCGGCAGCTCAAGTAACAGCCAGCATGCAAAAGCTGAAGCGGCAGATTTCGAATGTGTTGGCGTAGACAATGCAGAACTAGCTGACTGGATTAAAAGTAATTTACCCTATGATCAATTGATAGTCGAGTACTACACTCCAGGCGAACCCAACTCGGGCTGGATACATTGTAGTTATGTTGAAGGAACTCCAAGAGCTTCTTACCTTTGGGCATATAAATCAGAAGGTAAAACAAAATATAAACCTATTATTGGTAAAGCTAAAGATTTAGTTTAACATCCATAGCATACACATAACAAGACTAATCCATAGTCCCATTCTTACAATAACTCCTGGTCTTAAATCCATGCTTTCAATTCCTCTCCCATTATCTGTGTAGCTATATCTACTTTCTTACGTAGAGCTTTTACTATTCGCGTGTCTACAGTATTCTCACATATAATGTCAATGTAAGTCATAGGTTTTTCTTGACCGATACGATCTATTCTAGCCTCTGACTGCTGTCTTTTCTCTAGGTCGTAGCCATTTGAATAGTATATCATAGTGCTAGCAGCTGTAAGTGTAATACCGTAACCACCAGTTTGGGTCGTTCCTACAAAGAACCGGACTCCGGAATCGGGGTCCTGAAATTTCTGTATATTACTTTGTCTTTCTTCTTGTGGCGTAAGACCATAGTAGTCTACAAAAGTACCTTCTCCATATTCTTTTGATAGTGCATTTATTATATTATGTACATCTCTTTGAAACTGGGCCCAGATAACAACCTTGCCTTCTACTTCATCTAATAGATCTAACAGCTCACCAATTCTATTGTTTGGCATCTCTTTGATTGTACCATCATCAGCCGTGAAGTGACCACAAGTTATCTGTTGTAGTCTCATTAGCTGAGTCAATACCGTAGCTGTAGACATCATCTTACCATCTAGCTGTGCATGAGCTAGCTTCTGCATCTGTAGGTATGCTTTACTTTGTTCTGGTGTAAGCAATACTTCTCTCTTCATAAATGTTTTCTTAGGTAAATCTAGACATTCATCTTTTAATACTCTGTAAGAAAATGCTTTTAATTTATCAGACAGCTCATCTAGATTTCTGTAACCAACTACAATTTGTACGGACCTACCACTAAAGTTTGCTGTTCTCATGACAGCATATCTAGTTCTAAATGCATAGTAAGAATTAAAACCAAGTAGTTCATCTTCTAGAAACTCACATTGTTTATATAGATCTAGTGGTGATTTAGTTACAGGTGAACCTGTAAGTATTCTTCTGTATGTTGCAAGCTTACCAAGTGTTACAATATTTTTTGTACGTTTAGCTTCTGGGTTTTTTATTGTAGTAGACTCATCAATAGCCATCAATGCTCTGTGTGAATTTAAAAACTTTTCTGCAAACGCTACACCTTTTTTAGTAGACAAAGATTCTACATTCATAACCAATACATGTAAGTCTTCACCTGTTTCAAATAGTGAGTCTAATTTTCTTTGTTGCTTTACATTAATTAAAGACTGCCATAAAATATTTTTATGTTCTATATGATCTACTAAGTGTGTAGGTATCTCACCTTCGTGCCAGTTTTTTACTACACCTTTTGGTGCCACAATTAGAACACCATTGATCTTACCATTATCATAAAGCATAGATATGTTATCTATTAATACTTTAGATTTACCTGTACCCATCTCCATAAAGTATGCAAAGTATGGTCGCTCCCATGACATTTCTAAAGCTTTGAGCTGATGCTCGTATGGCTTTGTCTTAAATTTATAATTCATAATATTTTTCTTCTTTCTAGTTGACAAAATATATAACATCTTTATATTGATTGTCAATGTCAGAAAGAATAGTTTATTTAGTGCAAGACGTACCTGGTACACAAGCTGGAACACCTAAAATAAATATTGTAGGTGCTAGAGAATACGGTGAAGTAAAATCGTTGTTACCAGAATTATCTCAAATAATTTTTTCACCTGGTCCATTAATTTTTAAATTAAGAAAACTTTTAAAAGATTTTAGACCTGATGATTATTTATTATTAACAGGTGATCCTGCTATCATAGGTGTTGCATGTTCTATTGTATCTGATATTACAAATGGAAAATATAATTTACTCAAATGGGACAGACAAGAAAGAAAATACTATCCTATTAAAATTAATTTATACGAGAAAGGAAAAATAGATGAGTGAACTAACACAAAAATTCCCAGCAGCAACTGATGGGATTAATTTTGAGGAAGATCAAAGAGAAGATCTTAACTCAGTAAACGATGCAAAATCATTATCAGATCAAGTTGTTAAATTAAAACAATTAGAAGATGATTTGGTACAAAAAGAAAAAGAATTAAAAGAACTGAAACGACACATCGATTTAGTTTCTGGTGAGGTTATACCTACCATGATGCAAGAGATGAATATCTCTACATTAAAACTAGCAGATGG